GGGTAGTCAGTCGCCTGAACGTCGTGGTTGAGCAGAAGCTCGTCCGCGTGTCCTGCGGGTTGTTGACCGATTGCGAGCCACCGCCATGCGGTGTCGGTCTTGCTCGTGGTTTTGCGTATCGTCATTGGGTATCTCCTGTGATGACGGGTGCTGTCGTTGATCGGTCGATGCTCGACCGTGTGCCTGCCGACAACGTGCAGACACAAAAAAACCCCCACAGCCGAAGCTGTGAGGGTTGGGGAAGCACATCCGTGTGTGCGAATTAGGACAGGTCGCCTGCAAGCATGAGCGCCGCAACCAGATCAGCCTTGGTCATGCGCATCATCTGCGCCTGCGTGTTCGGCTTGGCCTTGGCCTTGGGCTTGCGTGACGTCTGCATGGCGAAGCACTGCGTGTGATCAACCGCGCCCTGCGAGACCAACTGCTCGATGGCCTTGCGTGTGCGCTTGACCTTGCCCTCCTGCTTGCGCTCCTGTGCGCGTTCCAGACGCGGCTCGAGTTCGATCAACGCCTCCGCGACCAGACGACCTCGATCGTCCTCGTGTGCGTCTTCGATTGTGCGTGCGATTTGCTTGAGTGAAACGGATTTGAACTGGCTCATGGGTGTTCTCCTGTGTGAGCTACTCGCCCTGCGGAATGCAAACGGCGGGCTGGAAGGAAATCTTCCGACGAAAAACCCCTAGTCCCCTTTGGGGACTGGACGACACACCCACGCACGCACGGGTAATGTGCTGAAATGGTTACAAAATCTCCCCAGACCCCATCGTTCGCGTGCCTTTCCAGCGCCTGCGAAACGCCCACGCAAGAAAATCCCCTCTCAGGGGAGAGAAATCCCAGCAACGGCGCGGGTTTCAGCCCTGCCACGACCCAATCTGCGCCCATATACCCCCCCGGGGGGCTATCCCGGCCCCGCCTCCCACGGTGGTGCGCGTCAACGTCACCGGGGGGTCTCGACTCGCGAGCAAAAATGAAAACGTCTGGAGCTATATATGAGTAGAACTACCCGAATATCAGTCAAAACGGCCACTGGCCAAGTCGCTTTATCACCCCATCAGGTAGCGAACCTACGAGGACAGATAGCAAGCAAGATGCAGACGCATCTCACGCTGGCTGACGAGGTCGTTAAGGGCCATATAGAGTGGACGCCCACCCAAGCAAGGGTCTTTTCTAGCCTCCTTAATAAGGTCATTCCTGACCTCTCAGCTTCCTATCACCAGCACGAACATTCAGTAAAAAACCTCACTGAAATGTCCCGAGAGGAACTTGAAAGAATAGCCAGCGGTGTCGATGGCATCGCTGAAACCGAAGAAGAAACCAAAGAGGAAGTAATCGATGAGCAATAAAGGAATGGTCAAGAACATCCAGAAAGATGCGGCAGCATCATCCATGACAATGAGTGAGCTTGGCAATGCCATGTCCCAGCTCAACCTCTCTGAGGTTCCCCCGCACAGACATCAGTCTGCCGTGATGGATCACTTCATGAGAATCATGGCTGACAACATCCACGACAGACGCCTAGCTCAAAAAATAACCGATGCCCAGTTCACAAAGAAAACCGGAATCATTGTATGAGCGTATCTCGTGCGGCAGCGGCCAAGCACCTCCTCAAGCTCAAGGATGCAGAGAAATCATTCCTTGGATTCGTTAAGGTAGCCGAGCCCACCTTCGACCTCGCCGACTTCCAGATAGACTTAATCAACAAGCTCGACGCCCTCGAGAAAGGAATCCTTGAAGACGAAGAAGGACGCCCCGCCAGAAACATTCTTGTCACGATGCCACCTCGTCATGCCAAGTCCACATTCTCCACCGTCCTCTTTCCTGCCTATTACATGGCACGCAACCCAAGCCGCTACATCCTGTCCTGCTCATACAACGCAATGCTGGCCAGTGACTTCGGTAGACAAGTGCGTGACAGAGCCAGTGGCGTGGAAGTTCAGCAAGCATTCCCAGACTTCCGCATGTCCTCAGACAGTCGAGCAGCCGACGTCTGGAGAACAGAGATGGGCGGAGCCTACTTCGGCGTAGGCATCGGCGGTACAACAACAGGCCGACCCGCTAACCTCCTTATAGTGGATGACCCAACCAAATCTCGAGAGGACGCAGAGTCCGCAACCCAGCGAAACAAAATCTGGGACTTCTACACAGCCGCCCTCTCCACTCGACTACAGCCAGACGCAAAAGGCCAGTTACCCAGCCAGATAGTTATCCTCACCCGCTGGCATCCAGACGACTTGGCAGGCCGTCTTATGCGCACAGAGGATTGGAAGGAAGGCATGTGGATGCACCTCGACTATCCAGCCATAAGAAAGGTAGGCGGAAAAAAGATTTCCCGAAGACACTTACCGCCAGAACACCCTATGTATGTGGAAGCCAATGAGCTAAGTAACCTATCCAAGACAAAACGCTACATCCAAGAGGAAGAGGACGTTGCCTTATGGCCAGAACGCTTCCCCGTCGAGGAACTTAGACGCCGAGAGCGGCTAAACCCACGCGACTTTGCCTCTCTATACCAGCAAAGACCCTACATTGAGGGCGGAAACATCCTCAAATCAGAGTGGTGGAGCTACTATCCAGAGGATTTGCACCCCAATAACTTCCAAACAATCATCATTGCGGCAGATACGGCCTTCAAAAAGACGGAAACATCGGACTATTCGGTCGCCATAGTCGCTGGTCTTACCCAAGACGGGGACATATACATCGTTGAAGTCCACCGTGGACGATGGGAATACCCAGACCTTCGCCAAAAGCTCATCAACATCAACGCATCTTGGCGAGGAAAGGGACTCCGCGCCCTATATGTGGAAGATAAGGCGTCTGGCCAGTCCATTATCCAAGACTTACGCCGAGAATCCGGCATGGCAGTCGTCCCCTACAAGGTAGTCAACGACAAAGTCAGCCGAGTCAACGGAATCACGCCCCTAATCCAAGGTGGTCGCGTCCACTTGCCCGAGAAAGCAAAGTGGCTGGACGATTTCGTGGAAGAATGCACAGCTTTCCCGGCAGGTCGCCACGATGACCAAGTCGATGCACTGTCTATGGCTGTGGACATCCTGTCCCGCCAAACAATTACCCCGGAAGCCATGTTCGGCTCTCTCAATGCGAGCAACTCCCTCAATCAAGAAGCACAGAGAAATAGGGATTCCTTGTCCGCGCAATTCGGAACGCAAATGTTTAAAGGATGGGGCGAGTAACGCTGACACAGGGACGACCACATACACTTTATAAGGCAAATTACACGGCATGGCAGACAAAAAAAGAACCTACTATGGTGCGGACTACGCAGGCTCATCGACCAATGGACAAGTGGTTGATCTCTCTAGGCTCGCCAACAAAATAGTTGCATACGAAGACATATCCGGTGACCTCAAAGAAGATGAGGAGCGACGCATTGTTGACTACGTTAAATCATGCGTGGACATGTCCTACAACAAAATCAAGAAACGCTACGATCACTGGACAGAAGCTGATCGAGCGCACGATGTTTGGGTTCCGCCAGATGCCACTCAGTTCCGCGAGAAGGCAGTAGTCGCAGACACGCGAGCTGTTGCTGACACAGTCCTCACCTACTTGATGGCCGCACTGGGTGGACGTAACCCCATGTTCCAGCTCGAGGGATTGGATCGCAACAGCCGAAAGACTGCATCGATTCTTGAGCGAGTACTGCACTCACAGATGCGACGCACTGCTGGTGAAGCGAGAATGGCGCAGATGCTTCTCGATAGCATCCGTTACGGATTCGCCCCCACCAAAATTGTGTGGGATGCCAATGACAACCAGAACCGTATCGTCAACATTGATCCACGCCGATGCTTCCCAGACCCAAGAGTAAGCTGGGGCGAATGGGAGCAGTGGCAGTTCTGCGTGTTCACCGACTACCAGTCATATAACTCGCTAGTCAACACTGGCCTATACCCCAAGCTAAAGGATCACCCCGAGCTACGCCACAGAACAGGTTCGGCGAAGTCAGGTTGGCAAGCCCACCGCTGGCACAAAGAAGAAGGCCGTGGACTTAATATTGATCCTGCCGCTCCGAACAGTGGAGGCATGGCAGACCACGCATACTTCACACTGGGAGACGCTCGCGTCACTGACGAATGTTGGGTGCGATTCTCAGGACACGAGATTGGCATTCCGTCCATCGAACAAATCTGGATGGTCATCACGATCCTAGACGAGCACGTCTGTATCCGTATGCAGCTCAACCCATACGGTCAGCAGTTCCCGATGGTGATGGGTGGCCTCTATAACGACACACACAAAACATGGGGACAATCACTCTATGATCTTATGTTGCCCATGCACGACATTGCTACGTGGCTGTTACGAAGCCGTATCGATAATGTTCAGGCTGCGCTCAATAACCTAATCTTTGTTGATCCAACACAGGTGATGGTGCCAGACCTCATTGACCGAAACCCTTGGGGTGTTGTGAGAACCATGCCGGGAGCTAAACCCGGTGATGGTGTCTATATTGCTCAAGTCCCTGACGTTACCCGTGGACACTGGAACGACATCCAAGCGATGTCCGAACTCAAGAACCGAGTGTCCAGCGCATCCGATGCACAACAAGGTATGCCGACACCAGACGTTAGAACCGCAACAGAAATCCAACGTCTGACTCAGCTCGGCTCTCAGCGCCTTGGCGTTTTAAGTCGCGTCATCTCGGCTACGACAATCCGTCCAATGGTTCGCATGATGACCTCGAACATTCAGGACGCACTAGAAATTAACGGCTCCATCAAGATCGATGAAGACAAGATGCCCGGTCAGTTAGCTGACTTGGTTCAGGATGGCTACATCGACTATGGCGCTAAAGACCTGCAAGGCAAGATCGACTATCTCGTTATCGATGGCACGCTACCCGTGGAGCCAACACGAAACGCTGAGACGTGGATGAACATGCTACAGATCATGTCCCAGACTGGCCTCAACATGGAATACAAGATGGGCAAGATTGCAGAAGAAGCAATCCGCGCACTTGGCATTTCAGACCTAGACCAGTTCCGCATCTCCGAGGAAGAGAAGCAACAGGGTAACTCACCTAGTCAGCAAATCGCCCTTATGGAGAAAATGCGTGGAGCAAGTGTTGCGCCGCAGGAACAAATCGAACGTGAAGCTCAGAAAGGAAACCTTATTCCGATGAGCGAGAAACAGAGGATGCAAAATGGCTAACACGATAAACGCACTCGCAGCAGCAATGGAGCCCGATCTAGATACTGACATCGTGAACTATGTCCACGCCGTCTTTAATCAGGTCGATCTCAACACTACTGATTGGGGCGCAACCAACGCCAAGACAATCGTGAAGCTACAGAAGCAAGTCCGCGA